TGGAGGATACGATCATTGCCGATTTTGGCAGCGGGGGCAAGGGATCGGGCAGCGTGATCAACTTCACGGGGACCTGGAAAGGCTTGTGGCAGGAGATTGGCAAGGTCATCGAAATCTTCCTGAAATTCTGGATCTTTACTGCCGAGTTCATTTTGCCAATCATCCTGCACATCGTGCAGGGCGTCCTCTGGCTGGCCCAGACGTTCGGCCCCCCCCTGATTGGCGGGATACAGACCGCGCTCGGCTGGCTGGGGAACCTGGTCGATTGGGTCAACAACGACGGGATGCCCGCCTTTGGCAACTTCATGTCCTTGCTCTCTGGCTTTGTCCAGTGGATTCCGGGCGCATTTGGGGGGGCCTTCAACTGGCTACACGAAAAATTCCAGTTGTTTTCCGATTGGCTCTTCACTCTCGGGCGCACCATCGCCGACTGGTTCTGGACGCTGCCGGATCGGATCAAGCTGATCTGGATGGGGTTGAACCTCTGGCTTATCCAGAAGTTCAACGATCTGGCGCAGGCGGCGCTCAAATGGGGAAGCGATCTGATAACCAATCTGGGCAATGGGATTCTTTCCGGGTGGAAGCATGTGCAGGACATCATTAATGGCATCGGGCAGTGGATCAAGGATCACCTGGGCTTCAGCGTGCCGGTGGCCGGCCCCCTTTCCACTGCCGATGAGTGGATGCCGGATATGATGGATCTCTTCGCACGCGGCATTCTTGCCGGGTCCCCAAAACTCCAGGCTGCGTTCAATGCGGCGCTCACTCCGCTTGCGCCCGCCCCGATCGGGCCACTTCCGCCTGGAGGGGCTGGCGCCTCGACGACGATCATCCATAACTGGACGCTGAACCTCTCGACGATGGCCCGCTCGCAAGACGAGGTCAGCCGGTTGGTAGACCTTTTAGAGCGGGAACTCGGCCAGCGATTTCGCGGCCAGACGGCTGGCTACAACAGCGGACTGGTCTTTTAGGTCGAAAGGAAGGAAACAGGATGCGAATCATTCTTGGCGGGCAATATATCAGCACCCTGGATGCAACGAGCGTGAAGATCACGCGAGCGATGACCGATCCGGTGCCTACCTGTACCGTGGTGGTGGAGGACAATACCTCCTCTCTTGCTCCGCAGGCAATGCAGGAACTCCTGGTGCTTGACGAGCAGGTTGTGCCAAATCCTACGGTGAATCTGCTGCTCAATCCACAGATGAATCCATACACCACCAACTGGTTCATCAACGCGACGCCTGGCATGACGCTTTCACAACAGACCGGGGGTGGTGTCACTATCACCGCGAATAACGCCGCCACTCCGCGCGGATTCCCCATGATTCAGGGGACCTATGCGAATAGCGCCAATCCAGGACTTTACACGGTCGTTGGTGGACAATCCTATGTTTTCTCGGTGTATGGACAGGCGACCTCCCCGGTCAATATCGGCGTCTCACTCTCCGGCTTCTGGCTTGACGCCAATGGGAATGGTCTTTCTAGCTTCGGCGATGCCGATGGCCCGGTTCCGGCTTCAACCTCCAATACGCGCTACAGCCTGATCGCAACCGCGCCGGCTACTGCTGCCTACTTTCAGGTAGAGTTTGGTCTGAAGCTGTCAAGCAGTACCAATAGCGGATCGATCACCTTTACCCAGGCGCAGATGGAGCCACTCTGGTTTCCAACGCTTTCCTACCCGACGCCCTGGTGCGGACCCGCACAAACCAACTGTCAACAATTACCAGATGGCCTTTTTATTCGCCAGTACCGCAAGTTTGCCGGCTTTGTCACGCACGTCACCTATCAGAACTATCATGGCAACAAACGCGAGGTGCTGATCGGAGCAGCGGGCTACGCCTGGCTGGCCGGACTCATTCTGGCCAATGACTCGTTTACCAACCAGAGCGACGCAACGATTATTACCAGCCTGCTGACGACCTATCTCAATGGCTTTTGCACGACAGGGAGTATTGTGAAAGGCGTCTCAAATGTGACGAGCCTGCAAGCAAACTGGGATGACCTGCGCACCCTCTTTGATGGGCTGTGCGGCCTCTCCGGCTTTTACTGGACCATTGATTATTACTGGAACTTCATCTACGCGCCCCCCGGCTATTTCGCTATGCCGATCAGCCTGATCTGCGACAATTCCAGCACGCCTGATCTGGTCACAAGCTTTCCGGCCTACCACTTCTCACGCGAGGTGGATTTGACCCAACCGGGGGCGGCGATTCTGGTCATCGGCGGCACGTCCGGCTCCACCACTTTTAGCGCCGAGGTGATTGACCCCTCCACCACCGCTCAGTACGGGATTACCAGCGGGTATACCTTCACGCCTGGCAAGATGTTTCTGCGCAAAGTCAATGATTCAACGCTGCTCTCGAATGCGGACTGCACGCAGCGGGCGATGGCCGAACTCATCCAGTACGACACCGCGCGCACGATTGTGCATCTGTCTACCAACGTGGAATTGCTGGCCGGCGAATCGATCCAGGTGACGAGTAACACGGATGGCCTCTCCCAGACGACGCTGCTCATTCAGCAGGTCACGGCCCGGTGGATCGGGACCAGCGAAACGCTCACCGACCAGTGGGAGTACCAGGCCGACCTGGGGGCCGTCAACCGGGCGGCGACCGCGATCATGAGTCGCATTTTCCGCACGACCCAGCGCAACGTCAGCGCCCCCCCCATTGGCACGACTACCCTGGCGCTGCTCGAATCCATCGGCATGACCGATACAGAGGCAACGGCAAGTGTCACCAGCAGCTATGTCCAGACGATTCAGGCCGATGGCCCGATTGCCTACTACCGCCTCAGCAACCTGGAAGGCACGGTCGCCGATGATTGGAGTGGCAATGGACATATCGGGACGATCGTCAATAGCCCGACGCTTGGCGTGGCAACGCTGCTGACCGATAGCGCCGCGCCCGATACCAGTGATTTTGCCATGACCTTTGCGGCGGCGTCGAGCCAGCAAATCACGCTTCCTACCAGTATGGTTCCGACCGGGTCCCAACCCTGGAGTCTGGAATGCTGGTTCAAGGTCGCAAGCGTTCCGCCAAGCGGGAGTCACCAGACCCTCATGGGATGGGGGGGCGCCTCTGGCAATCAGAAGTTCGGGGTGCTGAACTTTGCCTCCAATGGCACGACCTTCCAGGTGGTGTGCTCGACCGATAGCGGCGATATCTTGAGCGGCAATCTGAGTACCAATACGATCTATCATGTCGTCGGCACCTATGATGGAACAAACACTCGACTGTATGTGAATGGATCGCTGGTTGCCGGTCCAACGGCCTTCACGTTGTCGCTGACGCAAACGCTGTGTTGCATTGCAGCCTATGCGCCCGGATCGTATTCCAATAGCTTCTTTTCAGGAACGATCGACGAGGTCGCCTTCTACACGTTTGCGCTCAGCAGTACGCAGATTGCCACGCACTATGCCGCCGGGCGGCCCTGAGGGAGAAACGGAGGTCACATGGAACCCCTGAGCATTCGCGGAATCATTACCCTGCACCAGATCCCGGCCGAGTGGACCGAGGAGGAGTTCCGGTACTGGTACTGCCCGGTGACGGCCCCGGACGGCACCATTTTGCAGGAGGCACGGCTCTCAGACGCGGTAAAGCGCCGCTGGCAGATCCCGCTTGACGACGGGCGGATGCAGGCGGAAAACATTCTCACCAATACCGGCATCACGCTCTTGCTGGCCAATATGAGTGTGGCCGGGCAGGGGAGTATGAACCCGTTTTTCCAGATTCTTTCGGTGGGCAACGTGGCCATCACCGGGGTAACGCGCGCGGATACCAGCGTTGCCGGCGATGGCTTTGCCACCGGCGCACGCAAAGCGCCCACCTCGTTTAGCACGACCGGCTTTAGCACGACCGTCGTGACCAACTACGCGAGCACCGACGCCGTTGGGAGTTGGACGAATATCGGGGTGTACGGATACAAAACGGCGTCGAGCCAGGCCGCCACCACGACCGCCGGGACCGGGGCGCTCATGACGCACGCGATGTTTTCCTATTCCAAAGGGTCGCAGGCGATCGCCGTCAACTATGTCTTTGTCCTGAGCAACTGAGGGGAGGGAGCAAACAGCCGTATGGACACGCTCTATACCACGCTTTCGGTGGCCAATCTGCTGCTGCTGCTCTTTGCTACCATCGGCGGGTTCTTTGGCTTTCGCAATGCCCGGCGCGCCGCGCTGGAGGACATCCAGAAAGAGACCATCGAGGCGTTGCAACAGCAAATCGACGCGCTCAAAGCCAAGCAGGAGGAGCTCGTGAAGGAGAACGCCCACCTGCATTACGTTATCTCGACCATCCAGGCGGCGCTCTCTCAGATGAATGTCGCCGTGACAATCAGCGGCGATTTAGTAACGATCCGGGACGCCCAGGGCAATGTCTCGAAATCAATGGGCAAACGCCCCGATGAGTCATAGGGGGGCGTGGGCGCATCCTGCGTTGGAACGACAAGGAGACTGTTATGGCATTTGGACTGGATTATGTGACCGGGCCGCCGATCGCGACCCTCAAGGCGGCGGGGGTGACGTTTGTGTGCCGGTATCTCTCCGAGGTCAATGACCTGACCAGAGTCAAGTTGCTCACGGCGGAGGAAGCAAAGGCGCTCACCGAGGCCGGGATCGCCCTGGTGAGTAACTATGAATGGTATGCCAACCGGGCACTGGAGGGGGCCGCCTCCGGCAAGATCGACGCCCAGATTGCCGCCGCGCAACACGCCGCCTGTGGAGGACCGGCGGATCGCCCGATTTACTTCAGCGTCGATTTTGACGCGAGCGACGCGCAGATGGGAGCCGTGATCGACTACTTTCACGGGGTGGCCTCCGTGCTCGGTCTCGCGCGCACCGGGGCCTATGGCTCGTACCGGGTCATCAAGGCGCTCTTTGACGCCGGCGCGATCACCTGGGGATGGCAAACGTATGCGTGGTCTGCCGGCCAATGGGAGCCGCGTGCGCATCTTCAGCAGTATCAGAATGGCGTCAGGCTTGACGGACGTTCTGTAGACTACGACCGCTCGACAACGAGCGACGTTGGACAATGGTTCCAGGGAGGAACAATGCAACGCTATACGGAGCATGCCGCCGATTTTGGTCTCTGGTTTACGGCCTCTGATGCCGATCACTGGACCTGTAAGAAGACCGGACGGGTTGTACAATTTGGCATCAAAGACTTCTACGCCGCGCTCTCAATGGATGGCAACAGCCTGCCGATTGTTGGTCTGCCCCTCACCGATGAAATTTCCCTGTCAGTCCAGGGGAACCGGGTCGTGCTGCAGGTGTTTGAACGCGCGGGCATTTTCTACGATCCGGCCCACCTGAAGGATCATCAGCCAGGGACCGGGGCGTGTGCGCTCTGCCATCTGACAGACGCGGACTTTCTCAAGCATGTGCCGGGATTCGCGCCACCAGTTCCCCCGGCAGTGGATACCAGCCAGGTCGAAGCCGATATCCACGCCATCGCCGAGGCGATTACCGCGCCCATCGCCCGGGCCCTGGCTGATCTGAAAACACTCTGAGGAGGGGAGCCGTGAGAGAACGCGCCCGACAACCGGTCCTACTCAAAGCGCAGAGCGCGGCGCGTGGGCCAGACAAACGGCTGCGCTTCCTCGCCGGCACACAGATAGCCACGCTGAAGAAGGAGGCCAGGCCATGAGTTTTGGCACCACCCCGCTTTCGACAACGACCATCGGGACGAATCAATTTCCAGCGACCGCCGTCTATGTTCCCGGCACCGCTGGCGGCAATTTTACGGCGATGCAGGGCGGGCCGGCGTCCAGTGCTGATTCTAATGGCAATGTGAGCGCGCCTGTTGCGATGTATGTTGCTGATGGCAATGACGTGACCCAGGGAACCTCGACCGATGCAGCCAACGCAAACAGCGTGATCGGCCAGCTCAAGCAGATCAAGGCCAATACGGCAAGCGTCACGATCGGAGGCTTGCCTTCCTTGCCGGCGGGCACGAACACGATCGGCAATGTGGGGATCGTGGCGGGATCGGCGCTGATTGGCAGCGTGGAACTGGCGGATAGCGGCGGAGCGAATAAGGCATCCATTAGCGCCGGCGGGGCGCTCAAAGTGGATAATTCGGCGGTAGTGCAGCCGGTATCCGGGACCGTGACCGCGAACGCCGGCACCGGTTCGTTTAATAACGCTTCAGTCGGTGCAACTGGGAGCGCCGCCCCCGGTTCATCAACCCAGCTGGGGGCTACCGATGGGACGAATCTGCAAGCCTTGCAGGTGGAATCGGCAGCGAACCGGAATTTGCGCACCGCGATCTACAACGGAGCCGTGGAACTGGCCCTCGACAGCATTGGGCGAGTGCTCGTAGGACTTTCTACCACCACGCTTTTTAGCAGCGCCCAGACCGGGGTAGGAAGCGGGAATAGCGGGGATCTGGATGTCTCCAAATTGCATGAAATTGCGATCGATATCACCACGACGGCGCAATCAGGGACGAATCCCACCCTGCAATTTTTCTGGGAGCGCAAAGGTGCGGATGGCATCTACTATCCCCTCTGGCAGAGTGCGGTGCTCTCGGTTGCAAGTAATACGGTCAGTACCTCCATCGGGCCGGGCCTTGCGTACAATCAGTCGCTTGGAGGAACCGGGCGGCTGCGCTGGGTGGTTGGGGGGACCGCATCGCCCACCTGGACATTTACGCCGAATGTGTACGGAAAGTGAGGGGAGGGATGCCGTATCCAGCAAGCGTGGACACCGGACAGATCCAGCCCTGGTTTCTGGGCGATCTGGCCGATCTTTCTAACTGCGCAGCCAACACCCGCACCGTCAACGGCGTGTACTTCCAGCATACGAAGCTGGATGCGTTTCTGGTGCTGACTGGCTTTCGCTATCAATTTGGCACCGGCGGCAACGGCCATTGTGATCTTGGTCTCTATGACAGTGCAGGCAACCTGCTCACGCACATTGGCTCAACGCTCACCGCGACCGGCGTGCAGACCTATACGCTCTCGTCCGCGCTGCCACTTGCCCCGGGCCGCTACTATCTCGCGTTCTGGATTGATAATGCGACGGATACCTCCTTTAGCGTCTCGGCCACCAACCTGGGGGCGATCCCGGCGCTGACTGGCGTGAATGCCGCCGGGCTTCCCGCGCAAATGAGCCAGGTGTCGCTCTCGAATTTCCAACGCCGGCTGTCCATCTTAGGACTGGTGCAGGGAGGGTGGTCGTGACGACGATCTATGTCCCGCGTTTTGGCGGCACGCTCATTCTGAATAGAACGCTCCCGATCCCACCGGCTATCAACAGTTCGATGAGTGCCAGGAGAGGTACTATCACGCTCTCTGCGCGACATGGGAGCGTGCAGATGCAAGCCAGGAAAGGCACCATCACGCTTTCTGGGAGGAAGCCTTAGATGGCCGATGATTATAGCCCGCTGTACCTCGGGGATACGCTTGTCCCCTTGAGCGTGCAGTTCAGTACGAAAGATGGCACGGCAATCAATCTGACCGGGGCCGCGCTTGCGCTCGTCATGGAATCTTCTGCTGGAGTACGGCAGGTGGGCACCGGGACCTGGACGATTGATAATGCGGCAGCAGGCCAGGCGCATTATACCTGGTCATCGGCGGATGTGGCGCAGTCGGGCACCTGGACAATTCAGGTGGCCATTACCATCAATGGCCAGACCGAGCATTGTGATCCAAAAACGCTCGTTATCGTGCCGCCGCTGTAAGGAGCAAACAATGAAAATCACAACAGTGACAATCAAGCGGGGGACCGGCGCACTATCGAGCCAGCCGATCATTGCGAGCGGCATTGTGGCGCAGATCGATCAGCAGAGTCTGGATATGCAGCAATTTGATCATGGAGCCGCGCCATATGATCTCTTTGCGATCATAGCCTGGACCGATCAAATGCAACGCAATGATCATCTGATTGATGCTGACGGTCTGGTTTATACGGTTTCAGCCAGGCCAGAGGTATTCATGGATGGGCATGTCGAATGCACGGCGACGATCCCGGTGGGGAATTGAATCATGTATCTGGGTCTGTCATTTCAGCCGGATCTGCTGGGGGTGATGAGCCAGCTCAACGAATTTCAGGGCACGCTTACCAAGCATCTGGCAATTGCCACTGAGAAGGCAGCAGGCGTGATCGGCGATCAGCAGGTTGCTGAGATGTGGATGAATTTTCAGAATCCAACCGGGAATCTGGCAGATTCGGTCGGCGTTCAGATGTCATCGGAATATCTGGCGTACATCGGGCCGGAAGGCGTGCCATATGCATGGAGACGGGATCGCGGATTCTCTGGCATGACCGATCGCCTCGGTCGCTATTATCCGCATGATCCCGGGATTTTCTATGCAGAATATTCGATCAGCGATCCTGAAACACTTCAGGCGATTGCTGAGATATATACGGAAGCGATCTATGCCGCCTGGCAAGAAGCTGTTGGCAGTTTGCCACAGGGACAGGCAGCGTTTATGAGCACGGCCTAGTCGAGAGAGGGGAGGGGATGCATGGCTTTTCCGGCAGCGCCACAGACGACAGCAGTCGTCCAGCAGCTTCAACGCGAGCTTCAGGCTTTAAAGCTTGCTGATGGAGTGACACTGGCGTATCAAACGGTCGTGATTGGCGGCGTCAAGGACTATACTGAACTGGCATTGCCAGCAGGCGTGATCATTGCGCGCCATGATGATTCACAACGACATGCTTTCGGCGGGACAATCATGGAGCATACGGATATTGAGATCAGGAGCGTCGTGGACTATACCACGATAAACAGCGCAAGCCAGGCTGAGCTACAGATTCTCGCAATCCGTGACGCGCTTCTGCCGTTGCTCAATACGTATGCTGTGCTGCCAAATACCGTGACCGTGTATAGTGCCAGGATCAAACCAAACAGTGCAGCGTTTTTGTGGATGTGGCTCAAGCCAAACTGGTATCGCATCCATACGGTCGTGCTGGAGGTCGCGCAGTATTATGTCATTCCGGGAAGCATTCAATGAAAAAACGTATTGATCCGGTAACAGGTGATATGCTGAGTTTCGGAGAATATATTTCCTGGCTGATTCAAGGCGTGATTCGGCGCTGGACATTTCTCCTGGTCATTTCCGGGATAACGATCGGGGTCTGGCTGACGAATAATCCAACGGCCTTGCTCTGGTGGAATCTGGCGGCCAGTTATCTGGCAATTTTTATCGAATCGGTCGTGGGGCTGGCGATGTTTCAGCAAACGCGGCGAGATGCTGTGATTATTCGTCGCATTGAGCAAATAGAAGCGCATACTTCAGCAGTCGTTGATCGCATTGATCAGATCGTGGAAAGAGGAGAGCAAGATGGCTATTCGCGAATATAGTTTTAATGTGCCGGGCTTTATTCCGGGCATTCCGGGCATGTGGAGCGCCGGTCAGTGCGTCACTGTGGATGAGGAGACGAATACCATTCTTACAATTACGTCGATGGCAGTGCCGGTAGGAGAAGAACAGCAAGAAAAAGATGGAACGTTTGTCGCTCCTCTTACTGCGGAAAATTCCGCAGCAGAGCAGTCTGCTGATCCAGCACAGCAGCTTTCGGAGGCCGTTAAGCAGTTGTAACTCTATCGGATGGAAGTGAGGAAGGAAGATGCCACAGATTACCGCCGCAAAAGGACAGATTAATATCTGCCTGGAGCCACTCACGAATCAGGGCTTGCAGCCGCTGCTTGTCAATGCAGCTGCGGCGGCCAGTATGAGTTTAACGAATCAACCGGTCACGTCAACACAGCAGGGGGCGCGGTTGGTCATCTGGGTAATGAGTGCGCCAACAAGCGGTTCTGCGCCAACGATCACGATTGCAGGCACAGATAGTAATGGGAATGCGATTACCGAGGGGCCAATCACCATTCCTTTTGCCAGTCCTGCCGCTCAATCGGCGGTGGTGGGCAAATGGGAATATGTAACGACCAAGATTTTCAAGACGGTCAATGCGAGCGGCATTACTACGACCAATCTCTCGGGCACCGGGGCGACCATTACGATTCAGGGGGCGCAGGCCGGGAAATATCTGGTGCCCGGCGTGCTCAAAGCCAAGAAAAAGCTGGAAAAATTTTCGCCGCAGGAGCATCGCAATCTGCTTGATCGGCATACCAGGCGCGTGCAGACGAAAAATGTGTGTACGCTCGATGAACTCTCTCAGGTTCTCTATCCTGAGAACAGTCTGTATATGGCATATATGCTGACAGGCTCTCTACCAGTAATCAGCAGTGTTGGCAATTTTTCAACGGTTTTGCTCACCAGCACACCGCTTTCAGGGGGCAATGTCACGCTCACTACTCCGCCGAATCCAGGTTCTGTGATTCAGTTCGTGGTGACTGGTTCCAGTACTACCGGAACATTTGTGATCACCGGCACGAATGCGCAAGGAAATACGATCAGTGAGACGATTACGGCCAATGCAGGCGGTTCCAATGGCAATGGCACGTATAATAGCGTCAATTCGTATTGGACGATTACATCGATCACCTATACTGGTCTCACCAGCGGCTCTGCGGCGGTCAACGGTCTCGGTCCACAAACGTTGCTGGCAGCAACAAATGTGTCCGGCTCGCCGCTTTCGCTTTCCACGCAGCCAACCGCGCCGGGCATGCCGCTTATTCTTCAGGTGAGCAATAACCCGTCAACCACCGGCACCATCACGATTGCTGGCACCAATCAGTATGGCCAGTCAGTAAGCGAGACGATCATTGCAGCGGCTTCCAATGCGATCTATTACAGCAGCAATGTCTATTCGGCGGTTGCCGCGTCTGGTATCACGGTCTCTGGTTTGACCGGCGGCAAGCTTGCCATTTCCGGCGTCTATGGCTGGCAGTATGTGTTTCTGCCCGGTGATACCGTGTACAGCGCCAGTATCGAGGCATTTACCGGTGTGGATTCGTTTCTTCTACCCTGGGCGATGATCGAGGAAGCCGATCTGGAATTTGGCATGGACAAAGAGGCGAAACTGACCAGTAAAGGCGTGATGCAGGATCGATTAGTTATCGGCGATCGCACGACAGCCTATCTCAATGTCAATCGTATTACGGCGCTTGGCCAGCCAGGCGATTTGCCGATTGTTGGCTGGCAATCGCTCGTCTATATCGACACGACCGCAGGAGCCGCGCCAACTACTGCTTTCGGTGATCTGCTGGAATGTAAGCTTAATTTCAAGTCACCGCAAAAGCCAAACTGGACGGCGACCAATAGTCAGAATTACAATCGTGTCAATCGCGGCCAGCGTGAGACGATGTTTTCCGGCAAAATTGATCTCACGAATGTTCTGCAATGGGAAGCGTACCGGCTGAATACGCTTCAGTACGTGACGTTCCAGTTGCTTGGTCAGGCGATCGGCGGGGGCAATAACAAGATGTGGCAGTGGACGTTTCCAGCATCCTGGGATGATTTCGATATTGATTCGGAGCCATCCAAAGAGCATGTCGAGGCCAGTGTGCAGGCAACCAGCCAGTATGATGCCAATCTTGGCGGCTCGTACCGGCTCACTATTATCAACCAGCAGCCTCCGAATTATTCACTTTAGAGCTACGCAGGGGGGGGGCGTTCCCCCTGCTCTGTTGAAAAAAGAGAAGGAGAACACTTATGGGAGTTTTTGATGAAAAAGACGATGATCTGATTACAATTCATGCGCCAAACTGGGATCCTCATGAAGAATGCGTGGCGCGTACGGTGGTGAAAGTCAGTGATTTTGAATGGGTGCAAAATCAACTGGTGCTCATCAAACAGAATACGCAATCCACGCGGCGCGGTGCATTCCAGCAAGATGTCGGGATTGATATTCAGGCGCAAACGGGCGCGGCTGATCGCTTGTGGGTGTATCGCATGCTCAAAAGCTGGACATTTACAAAAAATGGGATGCCAGTTCCGTTGACGCTTCAAGCAGTGCGAGAGCTTCCTCAAAGTGTATTGAATTACATTTATAACGAGATTCAGAAACGCCAGCCGAAAGAAGAAGAGGAAGAAGAAGCGGAACTTCGTCCGACCGGGGAGGAAAATGGTTCAAATTTTACCGGCGATGTCTTCGCTTTTACCGATGGCGCAATGAGCAGGCGCGACCTGGAGCTCTCAAACGAGCATGGACCGAGGAATTACCTGACGAAATAATCGAGGCAGAACTCTTCTATCCGCTTTTTGGCGCACCATACACGTATCATGATGCGCCGCTTTATAAAGCCGATCGGCACTATGAACGCTGGCTTGCGCAAGGTCAGGCGGATGCCGAAGAACAGGAGTATCAGCAACAAAGAGCCGAAGACGAGCGCGAAAAGTACAGTCATTGATGTGTGTGGATGGTAGGGAGTATGAGCAGCAGTGGGCAGTAACGATCTTTCGTTAAAAGTTGTTCTGCACGTACAGGACATGGCATCGAATGGCCTGAAGCAATTCGGCTCGACGCTTGTCACTCTCGCAGGCGATGCTGGCCCATTGCTCAAGGTGTTTGGCGGCCTCTCGCTTGCAGCGATCGCAATCGGCACGCAGGCTGTGCAACTGGCATCGCAGTATCAGCAGAGCATGAATATGGTCCAGGCGCTGACTGGATCGAATGCGCAGCAGATGCAATACTACGATACGCAGGTCAAGCAGCTTGCCGTCGATGCGGGCGTGGCTCCCAATCAGCTTGCGCAGGGCCTCTATAATGTCCTTTCAGCGTCCTACAGTGGCGCGGATGCCATTCGGGTGCTGACGCTGGCGACCGAGGATGCCAAGATTGGTATGACGGATGCCAGCGTCACGTCAAATGCGCTTACCAATGTTCTCCGAACGTTCAATATCAGCGCCAAAGATGCCACGCGTGTGAACGGTGAGATGCTGGAAACGGTGACGCTTGGCAAAGCGACGTTCCAGCAATACGCCTCGACGATTACCAAAGCCGCTTCTTCCTCCAAGCAATTTCATGTTTCGCTTGAGACCATGAATGCCGCCTGGTCCACGCTCACGTCTACCGGCATTTCCGCCGGGCAGGCCACGACCGATTACACGCAATTGCTCAGCGTGATGTATGGCAACATCGGAACGGTGACAAAGAGCCTGCATAAGAATGGCATCGCATTTGATGAGACGAAATTCAATGCGATGTCCTTTGGCGACAAAGTGCGCTATCTCAATAGCGTGCTGGAGCAGGCCAATGCAAAGCATGTCCATATTACCGGCGTGACAAAGCAGGCGGCACAGGCGATTCAGGCGCTCGCCTCGCACACGCAGAATTACAATGCAAATCTGAAGACGCTTTCTGATCGGCAGGCAATGAGCCGGAAAACGGCGGATGCCTGGGCTATCACGCAGAGCGGCTTCAAGCAGGCGCTTGATCGCGCCGGGGCGGCAGTGCAGGTTCTCTTTATCGATATTGGCCAGAAACTGCTGCCGATCCTGACAAAGATCGTTTCATTTGTCGCGCCTGTCGTTCTGTGGCTGATCAATTTTGCCAGAGCCGCCGCGCAAAATGAAGTATTCATGGCGCTTTTGAAAGGCGCATTGATCGCGTTTGCCGGCGTGGCGCTGGGCGTGCTTATTCCGGCATTTGTGAGCTGGGCGATCGCAGCAGGATCAGCGGCCATCGCGACGCTGGCGGCCACGTGGCCGCTTTTGCTGATCATCCTGGTTGTGACGCTGGTGGTGGCGGCCATTATTCTGCTCTGGACGCATTGGAAGCAGGTCTCGCAGTGGATTGGCGATCGACTGCACGAACTGGGCACCTGGTTTCAGCAGCAATTCGCCAGAATCGGAGCATTTTTCCAGGCGCTTGGCACGCTCATTCATGCAATTATTCTGGCGATTGTTGCGCGTTTTGAGAACTGGAAAAATCAGGTGCAACAGCGTATCGCTGCCATTATCACCTTTTTTAGAGAATTACCGGACAAAATCAAATTATTTCTTGCGCAAATGGTCTTGAATGTGATCAATAAACTGATTGAATTCAAAAATGCTGCCGGGAAGAAAGCGCAGGAAATCATTACCACCATCGTCACTTTTTTCAAAAATCTCCCGGGGCAGGCGCTCCAATGGGGGAAAGATATGATCCAGGGATTCATCAATGGCATTAAAAATATGCTCAGTGGCATCGGGAATGCCGTTGGCAATATTGGCTCGACGATCAAGCATTTCTTAGGGTTTTCCGTGCCGGAAAAAGGGCCGCTTGCTGACGCTGATACCTGGATGCCAGATATGATGTCGCTCATGACTCAGGGCATTCTCGCCGGGCATCCAAAGCTGCAAGCAGCCGTGCAGCAGACAGCAACCGTGCTCTCTGGCATGGCTCCCACACCGCAGAGAACGGGTGCGAGCGTACCCTATGGCCGCCCCCCTGCCGGGAATAATTATAGCAGCGCGGTGAGCGGCAATCACTATGGCAATACGTCGTTTGTGATTAATGCAGCGGCTGGAATGAGTCCTGAAGCGATTGCGCGTGCAGTGGAAGAGCGACTCAATCGCAAATTTCGCAGTTCTGGACTCATGAGCAATCCAGCACGTGGAATGAGGGATAGCTGAGCTATGTATATCACTGTTGGCATGCGCGATGTAACGAATTTCATTGCGCCTGATTCGGAAGAGAATGGAAGCGCGCAAGCAGGCGGTATCACTTTTTCAGCCAGTCTCAATGATCCGGCGTCAAGTTGCTCGTTTGTGCTGGATGATATCAATCAGCAACTTGCTGTTCAGAATTTCCAGCCGGTCGTCATTTGGGATGAAAATGCTCCCGCAATTGGCACGATACCAACAATTCCGGCCTGGAACTTTGCGCGCAATCCTTCGTTCACTAATGATGGATTCGGACATGCGCCAGCAAACTGGACGCAGGTAGGCACGCTGCCATCAACCGTTTGGAGTTATCCGCAAGCAGCGATCGTTTTTACCGTCAATAATAATACCAATGCTCAGTACGCGTTGCAGCAGCAAATAACCAACCCGGGCTATATCGTTGCTGGCCAGCAGTATATGCTTTCCATATATATGACTGGCTCAGGTACTATTGCTGGATTTCAAACGTTGCTGGAACTTACTTTTTTTGATAGCAATGGAAATAGTCTGACGCCCGTCGTGATCGACCAGCGTACCCCCCTGCTCGGTCAGAATCGCATCGCGATTGCTGGTGTTGCGCCCGTCGGCGCAGTGTCGGCGCAAATCGCCTTTGGCGGCATCATTATCAGTGCAACGAACAGTGGATCGGTCACGTTTGGAGCTGTGCAATTTGAACCCATGTGGTTCACAGATAAAGGCATATCCTATCCGACGCCTGATTGCAATTTCGCGCAGGTCAACAGTGTGCTTTTGCCCGATGGCACGACCAGCCGCAAATGCCGCCTGTTCGCAGGATATGTGGAGGATCATATCAATAGCTATGTCGGCAAGCAGCGGCATACGGCAGTGCAATGTGCCAGCTCATCAAAATTGCTGGAAACCGCAGGACTTATTTCAGCTTCCTTCACGAATACACAGGATACGACTATTCTCTCTACGGCGTTTGCTCAGCTTCCTGTCCAAAATTCACTGATTGCTCAACTGGCAACCGGGCAGCAGAATCTTTTCAGTCCGCCGAGTACGCTGGTGCCCGGTGTGATCGTGGATTCGATCTCGTTCAACGATGCGACGATGCGCGAGGTGGCGAATAGCGTTTCTGCGCAATCTGGCAGCCTGTTCTATGTCGATCCCTATTATTATTTCTGGTACGTGCCGCCCAGCTTCGTCGGCACAGTCGTTGAATTGTCAGATACGCCAGATAATGTGAACAGTTTTCCCTATGATGCGTTCTCGATTGAATATGACAGCACCAATCCGGTGAATTATTGTCGAGTGAAAGGCACCAAACAGAAAGCAGCAGCGATTACCGATACGTTCAGCGGGAATGGCTCAACGACCGTTTTCAATCTCTCGGAGCCGCCGGACAATGTGCATAGCGTGACGGTCGGCGGATCAAGCGTGAGGACAGGCGTGGATGGCGTGGATAATGCGAAATTTGGCCCGTCCAGTACGTTTCGCGCGTTGATTAACAAACAAAAACAAACGATCCAGTTTGCAACCGCGCCGGCCTCAGGCACCAACAATGTAGTGGTGTCCTACACCTATGAAGACCAGGTAATCAGCGATGTGATTGCTGCCGATGCGATTGCTGAAAGCCAGGCCCAATTTTGGGGCCTGGTCTCCGATAGCAATATTACCAGTACGACAGCAGCGAAGCATCGGGGTCTGACCGAGTTGCAAGATTATGCGGAACCGCGAGTGATTTTGACGCTCTCATCGCTTGGAATCTATTTGCCGGTGGGCTCACTCATTCTGTTTACCTGCCAGAGTGAAGGGTTGTCCAGAGCGCCATTTGTTGTGCAGACCGTCAATGCCGATCTGCAAGGCGGCGGAGTGTATCACTGGAATTATACCGCAGGCGTCTACAATCCAACGATTCTTGATCATATCCGAAACGTTCACAAAGCGGTCAAAAAAACACCGACGACGGCCAATGTGGCGGTGGTGGCCAGCATTGACGCGGCGCTTTTTGATGAGCTGCATGTGAATGATCAGGTAGCGGTGAATGCTCATGGCGCGCCATCAGCCGGTCCCTATACTTATGGCAGTGCGATCTATGGCTTTGCAGTGTACAGCTAGAGAGGAAGATGGAAGATGTACCGAGTGTCACGCCTGGACGCTCTTCGAGCGAGCGTTGCGCGGCTGATTGCCCCCCCTGCCTTGCTTCATGATCGGCTGCATATTTGCGGGCTGATTCGCGTGCGGGAAGTGCCATTTGCGACCGAGGACGAATGGCGCATGTGGTGGCTCTGCGAGCGCGATAGTCGAGGCCGAATCATCAGGCCGGCGCGTATGTCCGATCGGGAAAAAGCGCGGTATACAGTGGCAGAAAGCCCGAATATTCTGGTGAGCGGGGGGATCACGCAGGTCCTCAATTATGTCGGCTCGCAATCGGGCAACAGTATTGGCTTTGCGCAATATTTTGCGGTAGGCAATATTGGAATCACACAGGTTACGTCTGCTGATACCAGCGTGGCCGGGGAATACTTCCGTGCAGTTCCCTCGACTGCCAGCGTGAGCGGCACGCAGCAGGATATCTCTGTCTTTGCTGGCACGACGCAGGCGAATGGCTCTATTACCAATGCGGGTCTGTTTGGCAATGGAGCAACCTCAACGCTCGGGAGCGGCACGCTGATGACGCATAGTTTGTTTCAGTACACCAAAACAAACAGCAATGCCGTGACCTTTGATTATTTGCTTTCTTACGTGTAGAGGGAGGATTTTATGAGTTTACCAGCCGTGAACGGCAATACCATCTTTGCTTCAGACCTTTATGGTCTCTGTCAGCCATCGGGTGGCAGTGAGGCCGGATCATTTGAGCTGGCTGGATGGGCATCGGCTTCAGGAGATATACTCTCTTGCTACTTGCCAAGTCGCAGCAGGGTATCAGTTCCGGTCAGCCTGACCATTTCGACCAGTTATTTTGATAATCCGGTGAATATCAATACGCCGCTCAATGTCAGTCATCTGGATGCCAATGGGGCACAAATCTGGCAGACAGCGATAGGAGCTACAACGAGCGCACATGTAGGAAGTACCATTACCTGGCAATATTAATGAAAGGAATAGAGATGATTCACGCAATCGATGCGAATGGCACTATTCAGTGGGAATGTCGGCATGTTGTGCATGACCGAGCTTGCGGAACCAGACATACGCATCATATTGCTCATGAAGCAATTCAATGGTGCGGACTACCCGAGCAATCCGCTGAGCGGCAGACGGTGCGCTTACCTCCCTGTGAGAAATGCGGCGCACAGACCTATCTTAAGGTGCATTTCACTGAAGAAGAATTGCAAGCTCCGAATATGTTTGTGTCCTGGACTTCGGAACATGCGCAAGCACTGATTGATCTCCAGATGGCTTATGAAGCTGAGCCCGAGGAGACAGCACATAAGGCAGCGCTGGCTTTACAAATCAGAGAATTAGAAGCTCTGAGAGATGCTGGTGGCTTGCATACCAGGAGCCATGCGATCGCGCAGAATCATATGGAACTAGCCCGGCAGTTGAAAGCGTCTGGCAAGCATCCTCATGGATAAAAGGAGAATCTATGCCAAATCAGCAGCAGATGACGCTTACCGAGCAGGTGCGATTGCATGGCGAATTGCTGGCACGATTAGCGACGCTGGTAGAGGAAGATCGGAAAGATTTAGAAGAATTGAAGAAGTCAACGGAACTGCTGGCAAAAGTGGTCGCGGAACGCGAGACCAAAGAATCTTTGCATGCAGATATTCGCGCAAGAATTCTGACGATCGGCGTACCGCTTGTGACATCTGCTGGCGGCGTGTTGCTTGGACATTTTTTGCGGTGATGAACAGATGAATTATGCTCGGAGGGATGAAACCTCCGAGCATATTGCGAGGAATGGTGACAGAACAAAGCCGGTTCTCTTTTATTGCGCTGCGTTATTTTCATTCGCATTATTTTCGTTCGCTTTTTCTTCAAGCCATGCTCGATGTTCTTCCAGATAGGCGAGTATTGAGAGGGCTTGCCTTGCTCCGTACCAGTGTGAGTCGATATAGATACCATAGCGTTTGTCGCTATTTTGCGCTAGGACAATATCGCTTGGATCATCAGGATAGTCAGGATCAAGTAGAGCAGGGGGAGCAAGTTCTTTATCATAGCCGCGTCCAATCTGGCTCACATCAAGCAGCGGAATAAACCAGGTATTTCCTTGCTTGAATGCATGTTTAAAATCTCCACGCGCCGCTTTAACGCGATAGGTGCTTTCGCCCCCTCCAAGCAGTTCACTCAGTTGCTTGGGGGTATAGAAACCTTCCATTTATGCCTCCTCCTCTATGATTTCATAAGTGCCTGCATATGCTTCAATGACGGCATTTTTACGCATTTTAACAGTCATTATGTACTCGACTGTCCAGTAGGCAGCATGCTCATCTCCTTGGATAAAGCCGCCTTCGGCCTCCAGGACATCATAGTCAGATGAGCATTCGTAGAAATTTCCATGCTGAACATTCAGCAAATCTGTTGTGTCAATGATGATGGCTTTGCCACATTTGTAACTTCCACTGCGTGTTTGATGCTGCGCAAAGCGCACACGCATTTTGACTGTTTTCCATTCAACCTGGCTCTCTTCACCCTCGATCTGGTAGAACGGACGTACTGCTTGCCTGGCAGCTTCTAGCTGGTCAGCGGGCACCGCCCAGAATTTCAGGTCTCCCTGATTATGCCATTTCGCACCGGGAATGACTTTAATTTTTTCAATCATCTGAGGATGATAGGGAGCTTTGATAATCGCGTGGGAACCTGTTTTGTTTCGATAGACTTTCGCTTTTGTCTCTATCAACATGATCTTTCTCCTTTTTAACGGTAACGTTATCGATATACGAAAGATAACATAACGATAACGCTATTGTCAAGTCTTTTTGCTTCGAGTTTTTTCATAAAACGGAAAGAAGTAGAACAAGCACTGAAAATCTTGTATACTAGAATGCAGTTGTGGTTACATGGAGAGGAAGAATCATGGATATTGTTATCAATCGTCTCCCCAGATACGTCAATCAATTTGCGCCCACGTCCGAAGCGCCCCATCCCTCGTTGTTTCGCTGCGGGACAGCCGCCGGCGCAATGTGCGTGGATTTTGCCTATCCGAACAAATACGATCCGTATCTGATCGAGCATGATGCGTATCAACAATTCGTTGGGCCGGATACGCCACAGGATCAGAACGGCGTGACCAACGAGATCATGCAGCGATTTTTCGCGGACTATCATGTGGGAATCGTGGATATGCAGGACCTGGTGAATACTGGTCTTCAGCAGGGCGACTACGAGCCGTTGTTGCAGGAGATCGAGGCGCAAAATCGTCAGGGCATTATTCAGTTCATGTCAGTGGCCGATGAATCGCTTTTGATCAATGATGCCACTGGAACAAGCCTGCATCCAGGGCTGCATTATGGGCATTGCATTGTCCGGCTCGGATTTAGCGATGATGCCGGCTATGGACTCTATTATGATCCCGCCGCGCCGCAAGCCTGCACCGATCCGAAGACCGGGAAGAATGTGCCGGTGCATATTTCCTGGTCAGAGAGTATCGTCAAGGCCAAACCGAATTTCTGCCTGGCAATCATGCCGCCGGGGGTGCCCGCCCCCCCTGCGGGGTTCAGGTTCCAGAGCGGTAAATGGCCCGCGCCCAAACCCACGCTGGATATTGAGAAGATTCTGAGTACCGTTGGAGCCATGCAGCAGGCTATTGCGGCAATGGGGAGCGCGGCAAACAATCTGGCAAATGATCTGAAGACCTTGCAGGGGGAAGTCTAGCGATATGTACACGAAGAATGAGCGCCGGGCTATCTGTACTGCTTATCGACTGCGTACAATGACAGGAGAAGAACAATTCAGAGCATTTGATCGCCTGGAACAATTGGCAGGTATGGAAGCAGCTTTTGATGTGTGGCTGTCAACAAAGCCTGATCCGGTACTGGTTGAAACGATCATACAACGTTATTTGTTTGATTGGCTCAAAGCTTCGCCTATCAGAACGTTGTTTTCTCGTAAAAATATGTATCAATTTCCCAAAGTAACCGCGTTGCAGGGGGAAGTATGAACTGGTGGCTCTTCTCACGATTCTGGCGGACGTTGGCCTTATCTGTTTAATCATTGTTGTTATCACCGCCTGTTTGGGCGCAATTCCAAAGGTGTGGCAAAATAGCACAAAGGAGAAGTAATATGCAGCAATCATCCAATAAACCTGCTCCGACTGCGGCCCAGCAGGCCATTATCCATGTCGCGCAATCAGCGGCGCTTTCCGGTCTGGTCTCGCTGCTGGTCGGAATCGTGCAATACTTGAGCGCCGGAAGTATTGATCTCAAAACGCTGCTCACAGTGCTGGGCAGTGGATTTCTCACGGCGCTCACCATGATTTATAAATCGATCAGCAGCAATCCCAATCTGGCGCAGGCGGCGCTGGATACAGCCAATGAGGCGCATGCAAAGATTGATCAGCTTGCGCCCTGGCTGGCGAAACCACCGAAGTCAGTCCCAACGCCAATCACATTCCCTTCTGCTCAGTCAATACAACATCAGCCTACAGCGGTTCTGCCCGCGTATCCCCCTGCTCAGCAGTCGGTGCGCACATCAACACTTCCACCGGCTGATTCGAATGCTTCTTATGCAGGTCAGTCACCGTTCGCAAACGGTCTGAGTTATGCTGATTTGAATCGTCAGTACAATCAGCCAGTTCAAGCACAACAACAGGGCCAGCAGGTGCGCGGGGGCTAGTTTGAAGAGAGTACACGCGGTCACCGCTTGCGCCTGATTGTCTTTCTCCGATCAGGCAGAGCACAGGGGCCATTTGTTTTCTTGTATGAATTCTGGTAGAATCATGTATGTCAGGTGTTGATAGTTTAATGATGCGCATGAAAAAACATCCTTGAAAAAGGAAGATCCCGGTAAGCGTCCAACGGGGATCACGCTGACAGGCCCTGTTCGTCTAGAGGCTTAGGATACCGCGCTGGTCAACCTCCATCACATTCTGTCGGAATGCGCCGGGGCAAGACTCGCGGAAATCACACGTTCGACTCGTGTACAGGGTTTATCCCGTATGGCTGTTACTGTCTGGTTGTTGCAACGATCAGGCAGGAAGGGCAAGTATGCCAGCTCGACGGAAACGTCCAGAGGCCCGTTATTTGAGGGCGAGCGCCTTTGCCAGTGTGGCGGAAACTGGCTGCGAAATGACCAGAAGAGCACTGATTTTTGTTTGCCTCAGTGCTCTTCTGATTTTATTGAGAAAGTATGGCTCAATTTATTGAGTACTCTCTTGCTCGGACTCGGTAATCTCCCAGGCTTCGCTGAATTCTCGATCGGCGAACATTTCAGCAAGACCGCTGATCTGTTTGAGACGGAGAACTTCATCAGGGTCCATGCCCAGTTCGCGCGCAATTTTTGCATCGGTCCAGTTGCGCCGGGCCAGCTCTTGTACAATTTCACTCATGGCTTGAATCTGATGCTTGCCACGTGCGCGATTATGGCGAATGGTTGAAGCGATGCGATCAGAACGATCTTCGCGATTCTCGCCGATAAATTCCAGTTTGAGAACCGCAAATGGTCCCTCCAGCGGTTCGGGCGCACCTTCAAAAACGACATTTGGCTCGTCTTCGATGGGAAAATAGTTCCGCACGATTGCGCGTATCTGTTCTTCATATTGCGCGGGAACTGACCATACTCTGAGCGGGGGACCGCTATATTTACGTCCGGGAATGCGTTTGATCTCCGCAACAAGCAGAGGATGATAGGGTGCGCGAATGATGAGAATATCGCCAATTCTGGTAAGAGAAACCACCATATCATTCCTCTTTCACGAAAACGTTGCGCTCGCCAAAGAGTGTCTGAAACAATTGAATAGCGGCTTCTTTATCTCCTGGCTCTGCGCGCTCTACCAGATCCACTGCATGCTCCAGTATATGCCATGCCTCGGAATCGAAATCAATTCCATGCGCATTCCAGATTACGGTGCCATCCATATTCTGGATATACGCCATGCGCTGATGGGTATCATCGTATCCCTTCAGCGTATAATACTGCTCTTTTTCGGCAAGACGTGCCAGAAAAGCGCGCATAAGCCGGCGTACCATTTCTTCTCGACTCGCTCCTGCTTCTCTGGCGGCCTGATCGAAAGCATTCAGATCAATGTCATCCGCTTCAGAAATGCGGATGGCAAAGCTTGTCTTTTCCATGCGAAAAATCCTCCAACAAAAAGTAGTATTTAGAAATCTTCTGTTTGAAATTCTGTGCGCGCTTGCTCTTTGTCAGAAGATCTATCGCGTATCAAGCATAACCGGCCTTTTAATGGACAGGCTCGCAATCCGAGAGGAAGCGTGGTATCAAGCACTTCCGCCTGAGGATCAAGGCGATAGATGCGATGAATATCAAATCGGATTCGTCCCTGTGCGCCGGTACGACCTTTGCCAATTATTTCAATCTCCGTTCCTATCGGAAGTTCATAGACGGTCGTTACCCATCGACCACCTTGAACTGGATGCCATTCGGTACTGACCTGACGGTCCTTGATTTCATATAAGTACTGGCCATCATACGGTCCGCCATGATATTTTACTTGCAGAGACGCTGAACTGGTCATATGACTCTCTGAGCCAGTTTCAATGAGAAGTTTCATTTCTTCCTTCCTTTCCAGACGTGTTCTCTATACTAGCATGATATCAGAGTGATGTCAAGAGCATATTTTTTTCCTGGTACGCACGTGAGGTATGATTCGCTTCGCTTTCATGGTATCCATCTTCTTTCTGGCTCGCTCGTATAAAGTGGCACACACCTACCTTCTGGCTCGCATTCCGCGTCTGGCACGCTCTCTTGT